GCTCGCCGCGGAAGTAAAACTCACGGCCGGCAGAAAACGGCTCTAGGTTGCCGTTGTACTGCGCCAGTTTGTGGGCGTAATAGACGCGATTTTTGTGCTTACGCCGCTGGTGCACCACGCCAAGGTAGGCGCCCTCATACGGAATCAACTGCGACCCGCCAGACCACCCGGCCAGCGGGGCATATTCGCCCACCCATACCCTGCGCTTTTGCGGGTAGAACTCATACGACTCAGACGGGTGGTTCATGTACACAAACGACAACTGATCGCCATTGACCAGAGGCATCCAGTTTTTCTCTACCTCTCGACCGTGCGGGCTGTGCAGGAACTCCAAACCCTCAACCGTGGTCTTATTCAGTTTGCACAGCGCCATCGTGCCCCTTACGCGGGGGCCATGGTGCAACGCCGTGCAGGTAAACCACCACCCACCGCGCCACCAAAAGAGCCTGGCATCCTCTAGCCCGTCACGGGCCGGGGCGCGAGTGTTCCGCACCATTAGGTCGTCCACCCACTCAACCGACCGCTGGCTCAGGTCTTGCCCCAACGTGACCAAGTAGTTGCGGGTATTGGGCGCCGGGTCTCCACGAAACCAGATCCCGTCTTCCTCGCCAAGTTCGTAGTTGACCGTGCGGATCATGCACGCCAACTCGCCCGTCGCGCTCTTGGCAATCGACGGGTTGCACGGCAAAAACTTTTCAGACTCCGGCACGGAAAGGCGCACAAAGGCGCCCTCCGGCAGGTACTGCGATAAGACTAGGCCGCCTTCGGCGGGGAGGGCGGCTTCGGCTCTGGCGGCTTCTTGGACTCCGGCTTCGCCGGGGCTTTCTTGTCGAGGCGCTTTTGAAACAGGGCGACGTCTTTTGGGCTGAGCATTCATCTATCTCCTCACATGTGGATTGTTGACGGCATCGGCACCGCAAGGTCTTGCGTTGCCTGGGTGACTAATGGCGGAACTGCGGTCAGCACGCGCAGGTGCGGCAGCGCGTACCACTCGAGCAATATATCAACGGGCGTGTTGGCGGGCTTCGTGTACTGCTGTAGGGTCGGTATTGCGCGGCGGCGGTGCCATATCGCGGCCGTGCAAAGCGGGTACTTGATCTCCCACAGATTTGTTGACTCTTTCTTGGCCGGCTTCTCTGTGGTGCAGCAAGAGTTTAGGTACACAAGGTCGCACCAGTGCGGAATCTCTTCCCGAATCTGTGCAAGGCGTTCGTTGAAATTTTCGGGCAGGATGAAGTCATCCTCAAAGATCACAAACTCCTCGTGCCCGTCGCGCCACGCGATCTGCCACGCGATGTGCCACGACAGAACCAAGCACGTCGCTCCGCGGGTGACGTAATAGTCCGTGTGCATCGGGATCTCTGACTTGACCTGCATGGTCTTGCCAAAGATGCCCTGGATAAAGTCCAGCTCAATGCCAGCCTTAGCAGCCTGCGCTCGAGCGTGTTCCGTGCGCTCCGGCGTCTCCGCGAGCGTGATGCAGTAATACTTCACTTGTCCCTCACAAAAAACAGCAGCGTCGGGCGGCCCCAACTAGACCCCTGCCGCTGATCCGTCTCACGGAATCTGCACGACGTAATCCAGTCGCACTTGAAGCCGTTTTCGTAAAAGCGGTCGATCCAATACTCGGTCAGCTGCTCGTTGACGTGATGGTGCCCGCCCTGCCCGGGCAGCGCGTGGCACATGAGCACATACTTGCACCGCGCCATCGTCGCAAACCAGTTCTGCTCGCACTTCTGCTCGACGTGCTCCACAAACTCCGTGCAGATCGCAAGGTCGTATTCCCGTTCGGGTATATATGGCCCCCTTTCGTAGTCATGCGCCACCAAAATATCCCGAACGGGACTCTCTGCGAGCGCAATCGGGTGACCCTCAACACCACGCGCATCAAAGCCTAGGTCGTGCCACCAGCGGATGTTATGGCCCATGCCGGCGCCGATGTCGATCACCGACTTGATGTTGTACGTCAGCGCAAGATAGCCCCAAATGTCAGGCATCCACGTTGCGCGGTCGCCCTCTGGGATGTAGCCGCCTAAGTGTTCGATGCTCATACCACTCCCCGAATCTGTCTCTTGACCGCCTTTGTCCACGTCGGCGCGTACACGCCGCCACCTGTCGCCGCCTCGCTCGCAAACGTAAGCACGAATGCGTCGGCCACGTCGGGCGAGGCCAGCCCGCGGCGCTTCATGTCGTCCTTACTCTCGAGCTTCAACTTGCCGTTGCTCATAAACGAATAACGCGGCGAGGATAGTTCATTCACGAGCCGCTCGTCACGCGGCAACTTGCAGTCGCGGGCCTCAAGCCATGCCTTAGCCTTGGCCCAGAGTTCCGCTCGCAGGTTCATGTACTGCCCCTTAAAGGCGGGTGACTCGCCGACGTTGATGCCGCGGGCGGGCAGCTTCAGCTCGCGTAATCGATCGACTACACCAGCGCCCAAGCCGATGCTGTCTACAAGGATTTCTGCGGGGCGCTCCTTGAAATCCACCGTCTCGTACTCGTGCAGTACCGCGCCGGTCAGCGCCATAAGGTCAAGATTCTTCCACGTCTTCGGCGGCTCAAGCACGACGTTTGCCTGGCGCTTGCAAAGGGCCGACGAGTCGGTGCCAAAGCGGGCCACGTCTAGCCCCCAGAGGATCGGGGCGCCCGGGTTCTGTATCACGTCACGGTCAATGGCGCTCTGGGCCAGCTCCAGGCCAATCAGCGTGTCGTCATCGGCGACGGGGAACTCTCCCAGCACGCGCACGCGGTAGGCGTTGCTGCCCTCACCGTACCGGCTCGACATCTCCTTGACGTAATCATCGCTCACCCGGGGCGAGTCAAGGCAGCTGACGTGCAGGTTTTTCCACTCGTGGGAAAGGCGGTGGAAGGTGTCGTAAAAATACCCCTGGGTGCGGGTGGGGTTGCCGAGCAGCAGGGTCGTGGCGTTGTGGCCGGACATGCTACCGCCCGCGGATTCAAAGACCGCCTCCGATACGCCGGGGGCCTCGTCCACCACCAGCAGCACAAACTCTGCGTGGATACCTTGCAGGGCGTCGGGCTGCTCGGCGCGGCTGGTGCGAGCTGAGATGAACGACTCTTCGGGGCTGGCCTTTAATTCAATACGGTCAGACTTGATCTCGAGCAACTCGCCCACGGCGGGGGGGAGCAGTTTGGCCCAGCGGCGGCACTCGCCGAAGAGGGCGTCAAACAACTGGCTTGCCGTGGGGGCCGTCACGACCACCTTAACCGGGACGCGGGTGAGCATGTACCAGAGCATGGCCCACGAGGCTACGGTCGATTTGCCGGTGCCGTGGCCTGAGCGGACTGACACCTTTCGCTCTCCCGCAGCCAGAAGCTCTAGGAGGCGCTTTTGCCATGGGTCTGGGGTGACGCCTAGCACCTCTTCCACGAAGGCCACTGGGGCTTTGTGATAGCGTTTAACGAAGTCCAAGTACGGGTTTTGCATTTTTTTCAGGTCGGCCTATGTGGGGTTACGCCAGCGCCCGCCCCCGGCGGGGCCACCACCCGGGGGGGGGGTATTTTCCCGCTGCGCGGTCAGTTGCGGGGTAGATCCTATGAAAATCAGCGGGTTACGCTCGCAGTATCCGCACAGTGGACTATTTAACATAATGGGCATTATACGCACTACGATCAGCAATGCCTTGATAATCAATGACTTGCGCGTTGCGTTGTGTTGCGTGCTGCATAATTTGCGTGTGCCTTCGCATAAAATCAGTGTTATGTTATAACATTACTCTATTGAATCGCGCGCGGCCGGCGCCGTTGACACGTCAGTGTCAACGTCAAGTTTTACGGGTTCTACGACGCTCACCGTTCGCATTAGATTGCGCACGGCTTGCAGGTGCAGTTGCGTCGTGTCGGTGATCTTCACGTCCTGCTGGATCTTATTTCCCCAGCGTTTTGGATCCATTCGCTCGGCAAGCCACTGCCTCGCGCCCATCGCAACCTTCGCTGCGTTTGGGTCGATCTGCTCAGTCTCGACCTTCTCAGCCAGCGCCTCAATGCGCTCAGCGTTCGCCAACGCTCTGGCGTTTCGCACGATCT